TTTGTTAGGGTAATTAGTAATGTCTGATGTAAGCGTTATACAATCAACACAATATACCGTTAAAAAAGATGGTCTTGCATTGGTAACCAAAATTGGTATCATTGATTTGACTGGTATGTTTGAAGAATTGAATATTTTTGACAGCATCTTTAATCCGTGCATGACTGGAAGTATTCTTATAAGAGATGCTAAAGGACTATCTAACAAATTATCTTTTGATGGATCAGAAATTCTTTTGATTGAGATGGGAAAAACAGAAAATCAAGCAACAATTAAGAAATCATTTAGAGTTTACAAACAAAGTTCCAGAACAACGGTAAATATAAGTACCGAACTTTATGTTCTTCATTTTGTTTCTGATGAGTTTATTCTTTCTCAACAAAAGAAAATATCAAAGTCATATCGTGATACTTATGATAATATTGTTCGTGATATCTTAAAAAATTATTTGTCGGTAAATTCTCAAGGAGTGGGGCTTATTGAAACTACAAAAGGAGTGAGAACTGTTGTTTTGCCCAATAAAACTCCTTTTGAGTGCTTAGATTGGTGTTCAAAAAAAGCAGTTAATGGTGACTTATCACCAACATTTTTATTCTTTGAAAATAAGATAGGATATAACTTTATAACTATCTCAAATATGTTAGGACAAAAAGCAATACATGATATAAACTATCAGCCAAAAAATTTAGCATTGCCAGATTCAGAAAAAAATGAAATGCTAGGCGCTAGATACCTTGAAGTTGTTTCTCAATTTGATTTGAATAAAAATATCAAGCATGGAGTTTATGCTGGCACCTTTATTGGTTTTGATATTATGTCAAGAAAAGTTGCGATAAGAAATGTAAATTTTGATGATGTTTATTCAACGGGCAAACATGCAAACAAAACTCCAAATATTGGCGTTGTTAAAAATAAAGATGGTATTAAAAATACTGAGATGTTTGATTCAAGGAAAGTTTTTTTCCCAACAGGAATTTTTAAAGCAAAGAATGAGTATGTGAAAGAAAATGATGCAAAATCTATTGATGCGGATGATGATACATATAACTATGTGATACAAAGAGAATCTGCCATGCGTAATTTGATGAATCAAAGATTGAAAGTTGTTATGCCAGGAAATTTTGATTTGATTTCTGGCACAAATGTAAACATAACAGTTCCGACAATTAGTGAGCAATCTTCAGAAAAAATTCTAGATAATATGGACAAATCAAAAAGTGGTAAATATTTGATTGTAGCCGCAAGACAGATGATTACTTATGACAAACATGAAACTATTCTGGAAGTGGCCACAGATTCCTCAATTCGTGAAAAAGTTTACTTGAGTACACAACAACAAAATGATTTAGCAGATTTCTATGGATAATAATTTTTCTGGCAAAAATGGTTTCATATGGTGGGTTGGCATAGTTGAAAATAGACTAGACCCATTGGCTATGGGAAGGTGTCAAGTTAGAATACTGGGTTGGCATAACACAGATAAGTCTCAACTTCCAACAGAGGGTTTGCCTTGGGCGCATCCAATGTATGCTATCAATACATCAAAAATGTTTTCAGCACCCAAATTAAATGATTGGATTGTTGGATTCTTTTTGGATGGCGAAACTGCACAACAACCAGTGATGATTGGCTTCTTACCCGGAATGATATCAAAATGAGTCAAAGTTTAATTGATTTGCACATTTTGACTGCAAAGGCAACCATATCGCATGAGAAATATATTGCTGGAATAATTACGACCGAAGAATTTTTAAAAGAAATAGAGTCTATAGATTGTCATTGCCATACTGATATTAAACTAGAAGAATCCCATTCTGAACTTGATTGTTGCTATAGAGATGTGTTGGATGGAATTTTACGATTATATCATCAAGAGAATAAAAAATGAGCGCACAAACATTTAAACCATTCTTAGCATCCACGGTTGAAGAAGCATCGCTATCCGATTACACCTTACTGTATAACACGGGAGATTTTGGAGAAGAAGGCACACCAACAACATCAATTTGGGCTATGGGAAAAATTGCAGGAACAAGCATTGATGTAACAAATAATAAGTTGGTGCATAGTTGTGATTTTGCAAATGATTTGAAGAAAAATATTGGACTAAAAAAATTCTTAAAAGGAATTGCAAAATGGATTAGAGAGGGAATTAGATCCATTATGAGATTGCTGGGTTTTAGTGATCCATCCGGTTCTTTTTCATCAGTTATCAATATGCTAAAGTCTATAGCTGAGTACATTAATTATATCAATCGGGAATACATTCAACCAATTATAGAATTTGAAAAATATGTTCTTGCTGTATTAGTTAAGATCCGAGCACTCATTCAATGGATTCTTAGTTTGCCAAAAAAATATTTAGAAATGTTGAGAGACTGTTTAAATAAATTATTATCATCTTTAGGAAGTATTTTTAGTGAAGTGTGGACCGAGTCTGCACCAACTACTCCAACATGGACAGAAGGAATACAAACATTTGATGATGGGTCTTCTATACAAACATTTGGAGATGGCTCTCAATTAATTACTGATACTGATGGAAATGTATCTTCAGTTGATGCGCCAGTAGATACATATATTTCTCCGTCTGATATTGGAAAAAGTTATACTGAATTGGCAGGAGCAATAAAAGATGTTGCCTCAGCTACTAAAGATGCGCTAAAAGCATCTGCTACTGTTGCAGGTTTAGCCGTAGGAATTGCAGCCTCATCAACAGTTGGTTTATTTGTACCAACAACTCAAGATGAAGTTACCAAAGCTAATGCGACAATTACTTCATACACTGGCTCCGTGCCACCAGGATTACAAGTTCCAAGTGCGCCAAGTCAAAAATCAAAAACGCCTTAAAAAATTATGACAACAAATAGCGACTATACTAAATCATATGAACAAGTGGTTGGTGCACTTAGTTCTAATCCATCAACTAATTTATTTCAAGAACCGCCATCTCCAGCATCGGTTGACAATCCACCATTATATCCATACAATCAAACGTGGGATAGTGAGTCGGCGCATTCAATCCAATTAGATGATACTCCAGGAAGAGAACGGGTACGCATACAACATGGAAAATCTAAAAACTTTATTGAGATGCATCCAAACGGAAATCAAGTTGTAAAAGTTTTTGGTGAAGGCTTTGATATTACAATCGGTAAGAAAAACATTTATGTTAGCGGTGCATGTAACATTGTTGTTAAGGGCGATTGTAATATGCAAGTGGATGGAGATTTAAATCAAGAAGTTGGCGGAGATTATAATCTTGCAGTAAAAGGAAAAATGAATGTCCTGAGTGCTGGAAATCTTTCACTTTCTGGTAGTAAAGATGTTAGCATTAGCGCAAGTGAAAAATTTGGTGGTTCTTTGAGTTTATCATCAGCTCAAAGTTTAAATTTAGGATCAGATTTATTCATTCACGGTTCAATTACTTGCGACACACTTACGGCTGAATCAAGAGTAAATGCAAAAATGGGTGTTTTTGCTGGTCCATATGGATTCACATCTTCTCTTGGTGGATTATCATTAGGCTTACCAACACCATTAACTCCAGTTGCGACTCCAGGATCCATTACTACTGTTGGACCAATCACATCATTAGTGTCCGTAAATGCACCAATAGGAAATTTCTTTGTTGGTAATATTGGATATGCGAGTATTGGAGTTTCATCGGCAGTTTTCATGTTTGACACAATCAATTCTTTAATTTATAATACCCACACTCATCCAAAAGCTGGACCTGTAATAGGTAAATTTTTAAGTGCTTGATTAGGAAAAAATACTATGGCTAAATTATTTCAAAAATTAGGATACAATTATACAGACACCAGAGGTGATATACCAGATTTGTCCGTAGATGCAAAAGAACATTTGAATAGTGTTCCGATTATAATTTCTGACTGGCAATCGGGGGATATTGCGAATAATTCTGTTAGTGGTTACTTTAAAAATCCAACTTCGGTTTCGGTAGCTAATATTTTAAATTCTGCAAATACATTACGAGACACAATACTTACAATTTCAAGTTACACAAATGTGGGTGTACAAGATAAATTAAACATGGTAGTTGATATTGTTTCAATAAATGTATCTTCAAATTTATACAATAATTCTGCCAATTTTGTGGCACATACAAATAGAATTTCTGGAGTTACAAGCTATCAAACCGATGCAACGAGTAATCCAGAGGCTGCTCAAGCAAAACCTTATTATGAAAACGCAATGGCTGTTGCAAAAGGATTAATGTATATAATTTATCAGACTGATGGAATTCAAAATACTGCTCCAATTTTTGGCAGTTTTACCAGTCTCTTTGTTGATCCAGAATTATCTCAAGCAAACACAAACATCATTGCAAATACGGTAATACTTTCAACAAGCATTTCCGGTGGAGGATCTTGCAGTTTGACATTACCTCAAGCCAATACAATTTATAATAATTTAGCAAATGTTATAATTCTTATGGAAACAAGAAAAGTACATGATGAGAATTTTTATAACAACAGTAGAACTCTGATGGACGACTTTGCAAAAGTTAGGCAGTTTTCTTCAATGGGACAGTCTCAAACGGCTTTAATAGAAAATTATATAGGAACAGATAAACTTATTAGTAGAATTACCTCATAAATAAAAGATGGCCACAGTAGTATCCGCAACAACAAGAAAATATAAAGACCTGGATTTGTCTTTTACTGCTCATCCTATAAAAAAGGATGTAAATAAGCACGTGGACGAGATGGCGGTAATCAATTCAGTTAAGAATCTGATATCCACATCTCGCTATGAAAGACCTTTCCAGCCACAGTTGGGATCCGGTGTTCGTAACTTGCTATTTGAAAACATGGATTCCATAACATCTTCCGCATTGAAGCGTGAGATTGTGCAGACTTTAGAAAACTATGAGCCAAGAGTTATCGTGAAAAGCGTAGCAGTATCGCCAGATTATGAAAACAATTCTTACAGTATTGGTATGACATTTTTGATAGTCAATAGAACAGACCCAATAACAATAAACTTCTTCTTACAACGAGACAGATAAGATGGCTGACCGTTTAACCGTAACCGAATTAGATTTTGATTCTATCAAAACTAATCTTAGAAATTTTCTAAGACAACAAACTGAATTTCAAGACTATGATTTTGAAGGTTCTGGCTTAAGTGTTCTATTGGACATTCTAGCATACAATACCCATTACAATGCATATTACCTAAATATGATTGCCAACGAAGCATTCCTGGATAGTGCTTCTCTTAGAAACTCAGTTGTTTCACATGCAAAACGAGTTGGATATACACCACGTTCAGCTAGAGCACCAAGAGCAATTGTTAATGTAACCGTAGAAACAACAAATGCTACACCAGGGTCATTAACTCTTCCTAGAGGATATGCATTTTCATCTTCACAATTGGATGGCGTATCATATAAGTTTGTTACGACAGAATCTACTACTGTATCAAAAGTTGGAAACAATTTTGTATTCACAAATGTTCCAATCTATCAAGGTCAACTAGTTTCATACTCTTATACCAACAGCTTCTTTTCTAATCCAAAACAACTGTTCACAATACCAGATGCAAACATTGATACCACGACATTAAGAGTTTCGGTAAAACAGTCCGCTTCAAATACAGAAACTGCTATTTACGATTTGTCAACAAACGCACTTACTGTAAATTCAACATCGGAAGTTTATTACCTACAAGAGGGTAAAAACGGACAATATGAAATTTACTTTGGTGATAATACATTGGGCAAAAAGATACCAGATGGTGGTGTAATCACTCTAGAATATTTGATTACCAGTGCAGATGCATCAAATAAAGCAAACAGTTTTGTTTCTTCAGCAACAGTTGGTGGATTTAGTTTAATTTCTGTAAATTCAATTACTGCGGCTGCTGGTGGTGTCACCAGAGAATC